GTAGACGCTCTGTGCGTTGGTGATAGTGATCCGGTCGTCGACATCGAGGTCCAGCAGCTTCGGCACGACGCCCGCGCGAATCACGTCCGGGTTGTCCAGCGTCGCCTTGAGTGTGGGGTAGCGCGACTCGTCGACCGTGCCGACCGAGAGCAGAAACCCCGCTGTGTCGAACAGGTATGCGTCGGTGTAGAGATTCAGTTCAGGCGAATCGTCATACACACCAACACCATTGGGTGGTGGAAGCGCAGACTTACGTCCACTAAGGAGGATGTTCCGGAACTCGCCACCTTCAGTACGTCGCAGCGTGATGTCATTGCGTGTCTGCTGATCGTCGTCGACCGGTTGGAAAGGCTCCACAATCTGGCGTGCCGCTAGGTCGAGGGTGAGCGCCGAGGCCTGCGCGTACGTGCTGCGCCGATCGCGGTACGCCACAGCGGCGAAGCTGCGCCGTTCATGCAGGGTGCCGAGGTCGGCATCGGCTGCTGCGTTGGTGGAGTTGCGGATCAACCCCATGTACGAGTCGACACGCTGCGCGCCGACGGGCATCGACGTTGTCTTGTCGCCGTAGTAGACGAACGGGACGCCGTTCTCTGTGGACAGTCGCGCCATGCGCGTTCCCGCACGTTCTCCCCTGTGTGCGTTGAGCTGATCGGCCAGGGCGAACAGCGTCGTCACGTGGTTTTCCAGCGTGACATGCCCGACCGCGTCATCGTCCAGAACGTTGTTGCCCAGCTCGATTCGGTCGATGCGGCCAAAGGTGTACCCCGCGACGGTGCCGCTGATGAAGCCTGCAGCGCCGGACCCCACGGTCAGCTTTCCCAGTGTCCAGTCGATGTCCGCACCGTCCTGCGTCCAGTCGAAGGACACCCGGCACAGATCCCCGTTCATGCCGAACGCCACGCCTCCGCCGTCCACGATGGTGGCGCCTGCAGCATCGAAGATGTCGACCTCGAGGGAGCCGTCGGGGTGGATCAGGATGTCGAACACTCGCGCCGAACCCGTGGTGATGATGCGCATCAGCCGACACCGGGCCGTCACACCGTCGGCGGAGATGTGCGTGAGGATACGAACCTGAGCCTGCCCGGTGGACGTGTCGTACGGCGGCGGAATTCCCACCCACGACGTCAGTGCCATGTTCGGGATCGGCGCGGAGCAGTCGAACGCGTCGTCGGCCGCGAAGTCGGGCAGCAACGGTGCGGGGACGATCTCCATCGGCTGGACACCGTCGATGGCCGACGAGATCGCCGTAGCGTCCTTACCGTCCTCGCACGGCCAGTAGGCCACCGGGTCCACGCTCAAGATGCCCCTGCGGAGCGCTGAGAGGGTCGGAGCGTCGCCCTGGCTGATGCGGCGCAGGATGCCCGCGGCTTCGATGGGAACGAACTGGTCCTTACCGTTCGCCTGCGAGGTCGCGGGGAAGCGCGATACCTCACCGGTGAAGCGCATCGACCCTGCCTCGAAGCTGTGCCAGGTGAGCGTGAGCGGCGCGTTCGTGCTGCCCGACCACAGCGCGCTGCGCCCACCCACCCACCCGGCCACGCGCGGCACGTTGTCCGCGGAGATGTGCCAACCCTGCGGCTCGGTGCCCGCGCCATCGACACGCCAGATTTTCGCGGCCACGGTCGTGCCGTCCGCAGCTACCTTGATCTTGTAGCGTGCACCAGCAGAGTGCGTGATGCCCGGGATGGTCGTCGCCGTGACGTAGTCGGTGCCGGAGATGTTGAAAATCGCGAGGGTGATGCTCTCGTCGGTTTCGATGCGCGCGCTCGCTGCGATGTAGTTCGACGTCGTCACGCCGCGCACGATCGGGCCCTCGAGCCCCAAGGCGCCACCGGTCACGTCGGACACAGGCACCGACACCTCGAGCGTGGCCGTCACATCGGCCTGCTGGAAATCAGGCAGGTACGCGATACGCGACGTGTTCGCCGTGGCGACGGTGACCTGAGCCCCCGACGGTGTGCACGCGAACGACGCGGGCAGCGGCATCGTCCAGCGATACCGCGACATCCCGGGGCTCGGGTCCGTTGTGCCGAGGCCTACGGCCTCCGTGCGCGAGAACGAGTCGACGGCGAGACGGCGTTCAATCTCGATCGGGTTGTTCTGCCCCAACGTGTCGTACCACGGCCCCATCGGGTTACGCAGGCTGAACCGACCATCGTTGTTCTTGAGCGACAACGACGCCGTGCACGGTGAAGTCTGCCCGCGCTCGTCTTTGCGTCCACGCGTGATGGTGATGGTGCTGCGCGTCAGCACGTAACCGGTAATGTCCTCCCAATTGTTGGCAAGGTACATCCGCACACGCACGGCATGGCGAATCTCGGCCACGTCACACCCCCAGTGCCTTCGTGTCGCCACCGGCGCGACGCAACGCGTTGAGCACGATGTCCAGGGTCGCGTCACCCAGCGCTGTGCCGTCGGATCCGAACGTCACACGTCGCGGTTCCGAGCGCGCCGTGCCGCTGGACGATCCCGTGAGACGTGGCTGGTCTGGACCAAAACCGCCGATGAATCCGGTGAGCTCGTTCAGGTATGACTTGACGTTGGGCTCTTCCTGGCGGAAACCGGTCAGCAGCGAGTCAATGATGAGTCGGCCGTTGCCGGTCAACAGCTTCGCGTCGACCTCTACCGGGCCCTTCCACGAAGGCAAGACCGCGGTGAGGTCCCGCAACGTGTTCATCACTTCGCGGAACTTCGACTTGATGCCGTCGATCAGACCGCCGACGAGCCGAGCGCCTGCGTCCCACAGGATCCGACCCAAATCGCCGATCGCGGCCTTGATGGTGGATGGCCAGTCCCGAACACCCTGCAGCATCTCCCGGAAGCGCGTCACCATCGCTTCCTTCATCTGTCCGAAGATCCCACCGATGAACGAGCCGACGCGGCCGATGAAATCCATGATGCTCTGGCCGAAGGCGCTGATGTTGTTGTACGCGTCGGACACGGCCTCCCAGGCGCCGCGCCACACATCAGCCCACCACATGCCGAATTCGATCATCGCGGTGATCAAGTTGATAGCCACGGGGATCAGGTTCAGCATGAAAATGACGATCGTGGCGAATCCGTCGGAGTTCTCACTGATGGTCTCTGCCAACGGGATCAGCGCGTTAGCGATGTTCTGGAAAACGCCCGGCAGTTGCGGCCCGACCGAGTCGAGGATATCGCCGAACGCATCCATGATCGGCCCGATCACGGGAGCGAGCTGCTTGAATCCCTCCTGTAGCTGGAAAATGAACTCCGTGATGTCCTGAGCTGCCTGCGGGAACGCCTTGTCCAGTTCCGGCGCGATCTTGTTGAACACCTGCTGTGTGGCCGAAGCGAGGTCGATGAGCGTCTGCTCGAAGGGCTTCGAGATTTGCATCATCTTGGCTTTGATGTTGGTGGTGAGTCGGTCGAAGCGAGCGATCACCTCGGGCGACTCCGCAGCCACTTTCAGGCCGAGCCCCGCGATCGCCACACCGAAGCCAGTCACCACGGCGCCGCCAATAGCCAGGCCGACAGGCCCGAATGAGCTGACCAACGCCGCCGCGCCGACGATAGCCATGGGCGCGTTCATGAAGCCCTTGATCCCCTTGGACGCAGTCCCATTGAACCCGTCCGCGAACGCGTCGCCCGCATCACTGCCGGAGTCGTGAGCGGGCTGCTTGTAGACCAGACCAAACACCGGGTGTTCTTTGACGCCAAGGGTGTCCGCGTCCTTAGCCAAGCGGTCCAATCGCCGCTTATCCTTGATCATCCTGTCGACCATGTCCGCGAAGGAGTTGGCCGTCCGGTCGTACTGCTGCCGTCGGTCCCCGAGTGAGCGCGCCTGCTCGAGCGTGCTTTTGGCTGTGTCACGGGACATCGAGGTCGAGTTCTTGTCGATCGTGTCTCGCATCTTGTCGGTGGCGTCGCCCACGTCGTCGGATGCACGCGTGAGCTGCTTGCTATCTCCCGCGAAGGTGAGCGTCACCGTTGGGTTGTTCCTGGCCACTACTTCACCGTCCAACCCTGCGCAGCAGCGAGCTTGCGCACGCCTGCAGTCAGCTTGTCCTGAACGTCAGAACGCTTTGCCGCATAGGCCGGGTAGATGTACCGGCCGGACTTGACGATCTTGCGCTTGACCGAGCGGTTTCGGCCGACACGGCCACCGAACTCAAGCCACGGGTAGTAGGGCTGCTTCGTGCCACCACCCTTGACGCGCGACAGGGTTCGTGTCGATGACGCCTTGATCGAGCGCTGAGCCTTACCTGTCTTGCGCGCGGCGCGCGGCCTCGCTTCACCGGCGACGAGGTCGGCTGCCTGGTTGCCGACGA